CATGGAATATATGATGATGCTCCAAGAATGCGTTATTAAAACCTCTGGTAAAGATGATCCTTACGATGCACTAGATATCATCAAGGACGCACAGAATAATTACTGTAAACACCAAGCATCAAACCCACGCACACGTGCCGCACTGAATAAGAAGATCGGCAAAGAACGTGCAGAGTATTTCATGACCGAGATACTTTTCCCTAAGATTTAGTCCCGCCTTGGGACCGACCTGAGCATGTCACGAAACTGCTTTTCTTTTTAAAATAATGCTTGACAATCCATTTACTTTGCTGTATAATGGTGCCTATGAAGTGATAACTCTTTCGTAAACTGGTAATGATTCCTAAGCGAGAGCGACACTTCATATACATAATGATTAAAAGGTAACATATGAAAGTTAATATAGGTAAGTATCCTAGACACCGATGGTATCACAACTTTGTTTTCTGGCACTTTGGATATGAAGCAAAGGTAAAAGAGAAGATTGTGATTGAAGAGTTTGATACTTGGTCAATGGATCATACACTCGCAAAGATAATTCTTCCTATGCTTATTCAGTTGAAAGAGACACAGCATGGTGCACCCTTTGTTGAGATGGAAGATGTTCCTGAACTTCTACGTTGGGACATGAAAGACGAACGACACTACAAGACCAAAGGTGAAGTTGATGAGCAATACTTTGAGCGTTGGGAATATGTTATCAGCGAAATGATTTGGGCATTCGAACAGAAAACCCCAGTTAATTGGCAGTCTCAGTACTCAAAAGGTGAAACTGACTGGGATCATGTTGATAATGGTGACGGAATGTTTCGATTAGTAGAGGGTCCTAATCATACTTATCAAGTTGACATGAAAGGCGTTGAAGCGCATCAAAAAAGAATAACAAATGGTTTCAGACTATTTGGTAAATACTACGAAGGACTATGGGATTAATATGGAACAAAATGAAGTGAGTTTGATTGCACTGAGTAAACCTAGTGCAATCACTGGAGTTAATTCAGCAGAGCAATTGGTAGCATATGCGGCAAGAGTGAGTAACCCCGCTAATCAGAATAACACCGAGACTGCTGGTAAGTTAGTTCGTTATTTGATTAAGGAGAATCATTGGTCACCACTTGAAATGGTACACTTGACACTTGAGATTAAAACAACTCGTGATATTGGTCGTCAGATTATACGTCACAGGTCGTTCGCCTTTCAAGAGTTCTCACAGAGATATGCAGTGAGTGAGAATATTAATGTGGTACGTGAAGCACGAGTTCAAGACGAGAAGAATCGCCAGAACTCTAATGTAACTGATGATGAACATATTAAGAGTGAATGGGGACGTTCACAAGCGAGGGTTCGCAACTTCGCAAAGAAAGAGTATGCTGCCGCACTTGATATGGGTATTGCTAAGGAACAGGCACGTGCATTGTTGCCCGAGGGTTTAACAGGAACAACACTGTATATGGCAGGTAGTTTGCGTTCATGGATTCACTATTGTGATTTGCGCATGGCGAATGGTACACAGAAAGAGCATATGGATGTAGCAAATAAATGTTGGGAAATAATTAAGCAACACTTCCCTGATGTAGTTAAAGCGGTCGAGGAGACTAAGTAATGAGTTTTGTTAAAGGTGATGTAGTAAGTGTAGTAACTCTTTCAGGAGAGTATATGGGCAAGTACAATCAGAATCATGCAGACGGTGGGTTGACGTTAGATGATCCTCGTATGTTGATTGCTGGTGATGAAGGTGTTGGTTTCGCTCGTGGTATTTGCATGACTGGTATTGAGAATGTCAATACTGTTCGTTTCAAAGATTATGTTTATGTAACACCAACCAACGCAGAGTTTGAGAAAGCGTATCGTACAGCAGTAAGCGGCATCATTCTGTGAATTCAAAGAAAGCGAAATTGTTTCGTAAAGTAGGAAAGGTTGACAAACGGTCAAAGTCCTTGTATAATAGTCTAACTAGCAAAGAAAAAGAATTGTTAGGCGAGATTTATAAAGTAGCAAAACAAAAACAGTTGGAGAAATAACATTAATATATTCTATTTACATCAAGATCCTGTAATATGTGCTGAACAGCACAACGACAAGCACGTGGTAAAGATGTGTGTAGAGTATGCACAACTGTTATCGACTGCACAAAGATGTATTGATGGCGAATTCTGGAACGGTAGAACAACTAATGGTCGTAAGATTGCTAGGTACTTCCACCCAGACTCTGCCATGAATCATACGCTGTATAAAGCAACACACATCAATCATCCATCGTCTATCTGGTGCAGAAAATCAGTACAGAATTATCAGTGGTTGTATGATATGTGGATTGCATTATGTTTTGAGTTTGAAAGACGTTATGGCAAGAAGCATCTGTCGTTTGTTAAATTAGAGTACTATCTCTTAGTTCCACCAGCAAACATACCTACGGATGGGTTCACACAACCTACTCCTGCTATGGGTTCACACAAGCATTGCATAGTAGAAGGAGATTCATTAACATCGTATCGTAACTACTACAGAGAAGCGAAGCGTGATTTCGCAGTATGGACAAAGAGAAATATCCCAGAATGGTGGAGAGTTAATTAATGGCAAAGAAGGCGAAGTTTACACCAAAACCTAAGAAAACTTTGGTACCTGCTCCTAACTGGGAGAAACTTGAGAAGGCGAATACAGAAGAGAAGCGCATGGCAGCGTGGACTGAATGCGAACAATTCGTTCATGCTGAAGTGACTGATAAAGAATACCTTCACTCTATGAAGAAGTGGGTGCGCGGTAGTAACTGGAATATGGCAGAGCAAAGTGCCCTATTGCCTGATACGTTCATGTTGCCATTTGCAAAGCATGGTTGGAAAGCAATTCGATTGGGATATATGCCCGATACTGTTGAAACTTCAATTAAGAAGAATCTTCTACCTTTGCTTGAGAAAGCACAACAACTGAAAGATAGAATTGCTAGTGATCCTGCGATTCATGCATCAGTGCTTGATAAAGATGAAGACCATGCATTGTATTACCCGAAAGTGAAGGAATGGATAGCAGAGACTAAGGCGTTTCTGAAGGCGAGTAAAAACTATCAAGAGTCTTCTGATTCTACGATACGTAGTCAGTATCGTACAATGGAAACTTATCTCTACAATCTCAACGCCTATGTCAGATCAGGAGTGTGGTTAGATTCGCACTATGGCGAAAAGCGCGAGTTCAAGCAAGTCGCTGTATGTGTTTCGCCAGCATACCATGCAGACGGTACACAGAAAAGAACTATTGGTATTCACTACTTAGATGTTGGTGGTGTATGGACTGAAGAAATGGAAGGTTATTATAATAATGATGAAACTTGAAAGTAGTATGATGATGACAAAGAGTCGCTTCACTAAGATGGTAGAAGATTGGGTGCGCGAGAAGCAACAACCCTATATGGATGCAGTAGTAGCGATTTGTGAGAACAACAACATGGAAGTAGAAGATTGTAAGAAGTACATCTCGCCTGTCATCAAGAACAAAATTGAGGCAGAAGCAATGTCTCTAAATTATTTACCAAGGCAAAATACTTTGCCACTATGAAAGAAAAGGTTGACTTCTGTAAGTTATTATGTTACTATATACAAGTACATTATGAAATACAAGTGGACACAAAAAGCAACACCATACTAGAAACTATACTCTGTAATAATACTAAAGGTAAATAAATATGTCATTCGCAAATCTAAAACGCAACCGTAACTCAATCTCCGATCTTGTCAGTGCCGCTGGTGCTGGTTCAGGCGGTGGTGGAGACGCAAAGAAATCCTATAAAGATGAACGTCAGTGGAAACCAACTGTTGATAAAGCAGGCAATGGTTATGCTGTACTTCGTTTTCTCCCTGCTCCTGAAACATGTGAAACTCCTTGGGTTCGCTATTGGGATCACGGGTTTAAGGGTCCTACTGGTCAATGGTTCATCGAGAAATCTTTGACTTCTATTGGTCAACAAGATCCAGTATCAGAAGCAAACAGTATCCTATGGAACACAGGTACTGATGATAACAAAGCAATTGTTCGTGATCGTAAGCGCCGTTTGCACTATGTATCAAATGTACTAGTGGTTAGTGATCCATCTAATCCTGCCAATGAAGGCAAAGTATTCATGTACACTTATGGTAAGAAAATCTTCGATAAGATCATGGATGTTATGCAACCACAGTTCGCTGATGAGAAACCAGTTAACCCATTCGACTTCTGGGAAGGTGCAGACTTTAAACTGAAGATTCGTCAAGTTGAAGGGTATCGTAACTATGATAAATCTGAGTTCTCTTCGCCAGCACCTCTAATGGGCGGTGATGATGATCAACTTGAGCAGTTATATGAAACTGTTTATGACTTGAGCGAGTTCTCTGATCCTTCTGCCTACAAGACATACGAAGAGTTATCTGCTCGTCTTGCTCTTGTTCTTGGTGAAAAAGCGCCTCGCACTATTGCACAGACTGTAGCATTAGATACTAATGAAGCGCCTGCGCCTGTACGTGAAGCACCTGCTCCTGTCATGCCTAGTGCCGCTGAAGACGAAGACGACACGATGTCTTACTTCGCTAAACTAGCGGCGACAGAATAACGTCAACTTCATAAGACGTTATATTTGGGAGTAACCCGGTCGAAGATGAAACTAAGGGGACGCGAAAGCGTCCCTTTTTTTATTAACCAGTCTGATATCTGTTGCGACGGCGATTGCTAGTAGGATTACCAAGCATAGATTCGCTACTAGAAGTTTGTACATTGTTCTGTGTTGTTGTAGGAGCATTGACATTATTAACATTTGTGATATTGACTGTTGCGTTACCAGCGACTGCTAATGATTCTTTGCCAATCTGACCACTGATTTCATCTCGCATAGTAGACTTGCTCAGTCTCTCGGCGACAGATTTATCTTGAGCAGTAACACCCGCTTTAGCAAGACCTTCTTGACTCATCTCTGCAAGAGTAGTTCTACTATTTGCTTGACCTATTCTGCGTTGATTTCTCGCACCAGCACCGCCGCTAGAAACCGCAACTGCGTTTTCGGCAGGTGATGTAGGTCCTGCACCACTCATTATACTAGCAAATTCTTTCTTAAATGCGTCAGTAGAAGATGCTCCAGGAGTCACTAATGCTCTGAGTGCTGCCATTGTACTGTGACCAACTGCTTTTAATAAATTTCCTATCCAGTCAACAATGTCATTAAACATAGTAGACAAAGAGAAACCTTCGAGTGCTTTAGAAAAACTAGTATCTCCGAACATCTTCTTCGATAACCAAGCAATACCATTTATAATCATATCAAGCGGAATCATAACTACGTTAATTAGACCCTTCAATATGCCTTTCGAGAATGCTTGAATCTTATCTACAACAGTTGCACCTACATCGAGACTACTCATCTCTTTAAAGAGTGCTGATATTACTTCGATTGCCACAGTAATAGGAAGAAATATTCTACCTAACACTCTAAAGAAACCAAAGAACTTGGCGAATGTTGCGCCAAACTTACCAACAAAAGTTGCGATAGGTTGAAAGAACTTTCCTATTGAAGCGAAGACTTTCTGTAGCACTCCTCCACCAGAAAAGAATTTGCCTATTCTGCCAAAGAAGTCAAGCATAGGTTTAAAGAAAGTTCCTACCTTTGACACTGCTTTACCGATTGCTCCATCCGCTGAGAAGATTGCTTTAAACGAATTACCCCATTTAAGAAACACTTTGCCAAGATCAATCTTAATGAACTTTAACATATTGTTGAGAGTCGTAACAAATCCAGATGTGAAACCAATAACTGCACCAGTAAGACCTGCGACCATTGCAGCAAATCCAAATCCTAGTCCTTCAGTACTTTTTTCTGGTTTAGTATTTTCTGCAGGTGCGGTAGGAGCAGGCACAGAGATTCTCTCGCGCATCATTTCCATCTCGTCCATTTTATTACTAAACCAAAGCGTAATAAAATTATCGAGTCTACGATCAACCCGTTGAAGGGTTTCGTTAGTCTGCATCTGTTCTAGTACTACGTCATCCAGTGTTTGCGCCATTACTTTCTCTCTCTTGTTTCTCTTCTTCTAAGGTTTGCATTAACAGTATCAAGTGTACCTCTCTCTCCCAGGGTATCATAAACTCTAACTCTGTTAATGAATACTTATGATACCTGGATAGCAAAAAATTAGTCTTAAAATGATTTGCTAGATTGTCGTGAGACAGGCATACTAGAAAAAACTCTGCATTCCCTCCAGTACAACATTATTATGTGTACCACATTTTTCACAGTCAAACTTAACTTCATGCTTAACTGAAGGCATATCTTTTAAATAGGATGACACCATTTCGAACTGCTGTTGTGTCATCGAATCAATAAACGCATCAATACTCTCTGTTGATTCGTCTGCCATTACGATTCGTTCTTCTTCAGTAATAACAGTCTTCATACACTTACCAAGAACACTGAATCCTGCTTGTGACTCATCTTCACTGAAGTCGACCATCGAATAACTTGGATACATCATCTCTACTGAGATAGTATCACTTAATTTTATAATGTTACTCTTCTTACCAACTTTACATTCAATCTCACCGATATCAACAATAGTCTCATTTTCATGGTCACAATCAGAACACGCGACATTTAATGTAACAACTTCACCAACAGACTTTGCTCTGATCTGAAGAAACATATATTCAATATCAAATGTTGTCAATTCATTTCGTTTGATAGCATTACCGTCAAGACATGCCATAACTGTATCGAGTACTGCGTTCATTATCTGAGTAACATCTTTTGATTCCGACGCTAACAGTAGAATCTTTTCTTCTTTGACCAAGTAAGGTCTATACTTTACTTTCTTCTTCAATGATGGAACTGTCAACTCATATTTGGGTGTATCATTTAACGATGGTAATGCCATTATTTAACTTCCTTAATAATTTAATTTAGTTCTTTATTTATTTCTGTAATCTGCGATAGCAGACTTGATTGCGTCTTCTGCTAGGACGGAACAATGTATCTTAACAGGAGGTAATGCTAACTCTTCTGCCAGTTCTGTATTCTTGATTGTGTTTGCTTTATCCAAGGTCAGACCAATGACCCATTCAGTAAGCAGACTACTAGAAGCAATAGCAGAACCACAACCATAGGTTTTAAATTTAGCATCTTCTATTATTCCTTCTTCGCTTACTCTTATCTGTAGTCTCATAACATCACCACACGCAGGAGCACCTACCATACCAGTGCCCACGTTCTTGTCATGTTCGTCCATCTTTCCCACGTTTCGGGGATTCTCGTAATGGTCTAGTAACTTCTCACTGTATGCCATATTTAATTTAGTCCTTTGAATATCTTGTTTGTTACTTTACTTGCCGCATTTGTTGATGCGGCACCAGTTGCTGTGATTCCTACTTTGCCCTTATCAGCGGATTCCATATATTGACCCTGCCATGATTTGTATGTAAACTCTACAGTGAACTGACTGATTTCATTCTGCGATGCATCCGTAAATGTTTCGTATACAATCGACTTAGGAAATGCACGATCAAGTAACCAATGATAGTTTGCTGAACCGCTTGTTCCTGCGTCAACATCTATATCAAGATTGAGAGAGATAGGACCAAGATTAATATCTTTGCTGACATTGAATAGAGGTGTAGTGAATCCTTTTTGAAGTTGATAGATGTGTAGAGGAAAGCAATATGAGTCTGCATATCCAGCAACGTATCTTCCTTCGCCCGCATCACCAACACGCATAATAATTCTATCCATCCACTCTTCGAAGTATCTTCGTGTGCCCTGATCATTCATTACTCTGAATGTCATACTGACTTCTGGATTCATGAACCCGTATGCCACTTGCTGTATATCAGCGCCAATCTCTCGTGCAACAGTACTGATCTGTCGTGAGGGAAGTGTAACACTTGTACACATAAACGACATATCTTTGGGCGATTGGGATGACATACGAGGCAAAAGAACGTGATACAAGTTGGGTCTTGCCGCACCTCCTTTAGCACCAAACACACTTTTAAATTCGTCTACACTACCTGGTCTAAACATTAGATCATACTCCGTGAATCTTTATATACTTGACCCTTGTTGCCCTGGAATTGTGCCGTGGGTAAGAAAGTCGCGATCTCCCATTCAGGTGGTGGCACGTATGCCAT